AAGAATCTGATGAAATAATCAACAACCGATCTGAAGAAAAAGAGAGACAATATGGTCCTTTTTCAGAAGGTATGGATAGAGCAGCTTCAATATTTAACGGAATGACAGGTTTAAATGTTACAGGCCGTGAAATGTATATGGCGCTTATAGCGCTTAAGTTTTCTAGAGAAAGCTACAATCACAAAAGAGATAACCTTCTTGATGCAGTTGCATACATAGGGGCATTAGATAATTACATAGAAGAAAAAGATGAAAACACCAGTAAATGATATTTTGGAATTAGGAACATGGGCTAAAATTGCTATTGACGATGTTGTTACAACATTTAGCGATAAAAAGACTTCACACAAATCTGCCTGGACATACATGCTAAAACACCAGTTGAATCATGTTGGTTTAGATTGTGATGTATTAACAAAATCAGAAAATGTTCACGACTATGATGCGTGGTTTATTGTACTTCCAATGGAATTCGCTGGAAGTTATAATCTTTTTGGCGGAGCACAAGACGAAACTGCTGAAAGAATTCAAAGACTATTAGATTTTAAAGGACCTATATTTTGTATTAATAGAGAAATGCCAGATATTGGTAAATTTGCAGAAAGTAGAATGAAATCATGTTCTCAAAAATGGTCCGAACTTGACACTGAAAAACTTTCAGAAATTTCAAAAAATATAAAAACAATAGATCTTACATTAGAATCTGATACTTTTGTATTAGGTGATAGTCATTCAGTTTCAGCATATAAACCTGGAGCAAATATCTCTAGAAATGATGGTAAAACACTTTTTGGAATTCTTAAAGAAGGAATGCAAAACTATATTCCAGAAGGGACAAAACATCTTATTTCATATTTTGGAAATATAGATATTAGACACCATCTTGGTAGACAAAAAGATCCGTTGTTTTCAACAATAACCCTTGCTGAAGATTATATTAAACACCTTGAAACTTTAGATATTCCAAAAATTACAGTGGTAGCTCTTTTACCAATTGAGTATGAAGAGAGAAGAATTCCAAAAACAGGATGGCATAAAGGAACTCCGTTTATTGGAACCCAAAAGGCAAGAACAGACATAATGATAGGGTTTAATCAGGTTGCTAGAAGACTTTGCGAAGAAAAGGGTTGGGAATTTAAAGAATGGCCAAGACATTGGTATACAACCCACCCAAAAGAATTTGCAGACACTTATATGGAAAAACCTGGAAGTGTTCACTTATCAAGACAATATTACCACTACGATTTTGATAGTGGAGAAGATAATGGAGAGCTTAAACAAAAAACATTAAGTCTCTTTTGAAACAAAATCTAAAAACCGAGTATAAATTAAAACAATAAAATAAATTATGAGTAAAAAAATCAAAGTAGGAATTATCGGCGTAGGGAATTGCGCTAAGTCCTTAGTAGAAGGAGTCCAATATTATTCTGAAAAAGAAGTATCAGCAAATGGTATGATGAGAGAAGATATTGGAGGTTATAAAGCAGAAAATATAGAATTCGTTTGCGGGTTTGATATTGACGAACGTAAAGTTAATCTTCCATTAGGAGAAGCTCTTAAACAGAGACCAAATAGCGCTTATGATATTGTTAAAAAAATTAAATCAAAGGCACCAGTATATGAAGGTCCAGTGATTGATGGTTATGCACTTCTTATGGATGCCTACCCAGAAAAAGACAGGTTTTTAGTTTCTGAAAAATTGAGAAATAGTTCTGAAATGAATAGAGTTTCTTGGACTAAAAAGAAAGAAAATGAATGGAAAGAAAAGGTAATTAATCTGATTAACAAACATGAAGTTGAAGTATTGGTTAACTATCTTCCAGTAGGGTCTCAAAAGGCAACAGAATTTTGGGCTGAAATTTGTTTAGCAACTGGAGTTTCATTCGTAAACTGCATCCCAGTATTTATAGCATCTAACCCATCTTGGGAAAAGAGATTTATTGATGCAGGTATTCCAATCGTTGGAGATGATATGAGAAGTCAATTTGGAGCATCTATTCTTTCTCAAATGTTACAAGAATTGGCATTCGAAAGAGGTCATGTTGTTAAAGCACACATTCAAAGAAATGTTGGAGGTAACACAGACTTTTTAAATATGGAAGACAAAGGAAGACTTCAATCTAAGAAAATTTCTAAAGAAAATGTTATTAGAGCCCAGAATGAAATTAGAGGTATCTCTACCGAAGACAGCTTTTTACATGCTGGTCCTTCTGAATATATTGCCTATTATGGTGATAATAAAGTAGCCAATTTTAGATTGGAACTTGAAGGTTTTGGAGGTGCACCAGTTCTATTTGATGCTCAACTATCCGTTCAAGATAGTCCAAACTCTGCAGGAGTTGTAATTGATGCATTAAGATATGTGAGAGTTGCAAGAGAAATGGGAATTGTTGGAGCCCTAAGAGGTCCATCAGCGTTCACTCAAAAAACTCCACCAAAACAGATGATGTTTGCAGATGCCGTTCAAGAATGCGAAGCATTGGCAAATAGAAAATTGACAACAACTACTAAAAAGCAAGTAATTGCTAACAAAGTAACATCAATTAGAAAAGAACAAGAAAAAGTATCTAAAAACTAAAAATGTATAAAATGAAATTTAATTTTTTAAGAAAACTTTTACAGTTTAACAAACCAGAACCCGTTAAACCAAAACACATAGAAATTTATGGTTATGATTTTGATGGAGTAGTTTCTCTAGGAATAAACCCTAGAAATGAAAACGATGTTATAATAACAGGAAGGTGCATTGATGAAACCGAATATGTTTATGCCATTTTAAAAGAAAGAGGTATTAAAAACAAGGTTTATTTTAACCCTATGACTCTTGAAGAAAGAGGAAATCATACCCTATCAGCAAGAAGACATTCTGGAAAACATAAAGCAATAACGATTCGAAATCTAAAGGCTAATAGAATACATGTCCAAAGATTTTTTGAAGACGATAGAGTACAGGCCAAAATAATCAAGGAAAAATGGCCAAAAATAGAAATAGTAGAAGTAATTTCAAAACTAGTAGAAAAATGAGAATAGAACTCCCACAATTACCGATGTCTACAAAAGACAGGAGAAGAATTAGAAAAACATACGCAGAAAAGTTAAACGCAACTGAAGGCGTAGATAATGGAATGATAAATGAGTCCATTGATAATTATTATAAACCTCAAATAGATTATACTGATAAAGTCTGTTTAGACCTTGGGTCAAATGTTGGAGCATTTACTCAAATAGCACTAGACCTTGGAGCAAAACATGTTACCGCAGTAGAATGCGATCATAGAAATTTTAGTAAATTAGAAGAAAGTTTTAAAGGAGATACTTCGGTAAATTTAATAGAAGCTGCTGTTACTGGAACTCATGTTGAAAAGCTAAAGTTATATAAATCAAGCGCTAAAAACAAACACTGTAGTACTACAATTTACGGAAAGAGTAGATACACTGAATATGACGAAGTAGATAACGTTCACATATCAACCTTACTAGAAAAATATAAACCACAGATAATAAAAATAGATATTGAGGGAGCAGAATATACCCTTATGGATGAGATTTTAGACTATTTTCCAGAAGTTCTTTTTATAGAATTACATGGAACAGGTAAAAACGAAGAGAACATGCAATTGTATACAGATCTTTTAAAAGAAAAATATAAACATTCAGAAATAGAACCTCTTATAGTTTTTAAAGCAGTTTGGGCACATGACTGTCTATTTTATAAATAAAAATATGACATCAAATAAAGAAC